CATGAAATATGGTCTCGTGATGTGGGGTTTGTTTCTTTTAAGCGGGTACTTTCAGCACCAGCGACATAGCCTTGGGTCCTATTATTTCGCTTAGGAGTAAATATTGATCCCGCAACGAAAGGGTGCCTGTCACGTAGTAGTTGACAAGTTTCTTCAAGCTCTTTTCTGAGAGTAGATGCAAGTTTCCATGCAGCATGTTGGTCAAAGTACCATCCATGTAGTTCTTGTTCAGTCAATAGTTGAGCAACTTCGTGCTCTAGTCGGACCCAGCCTGTAGCCATAAGACTCAAGGCTGTGCCGTCCATATGTTTGAAGAGGCATATTTGACACGCTTCTCTTCTTATCTATGTCAAGGATGTCTGTGTGATACAGACGTGATAACAGCAGTGTATCTAATACAAATGCGGTTGGCATAAACCAAGGGTAGATTCGTCTGATTGCTGGTATATCGAAGCCAATGATGTTATGACCAACGATTACATCAGCATCTTCTAGACGTTGTACCCCACGAACAATCGGTTCTTCGTTGCCTTGATCGTTGTACACAATGGTCTTGTCAGTATCGCTGTCATAAATAACAAGGCAGTGGATCTTGGTAAGATCATTTAGTAGTCCGTCTGTCTCCAGGTCGAATACCAGCATTTTTCCAGATGTATGTTTTATCTACAAACTGTGCACGTTGTATTGCTTCAGCCGTAGGTGGATTAGGTTTAGAAATCGGTAATGTCGAATTCTTTTGTTGATTCAGTTTCATTAAATTTACAAGTTTCTAAGTCGTACTTCAGTTGGCAAGCTTCACCAACCTCGCCTGAATAGCGGTTCTTAAGGACTCGCACAGTCGTAACATCTCGTTCAGATCCACTCTGTTGGTCGCGTTCAAGTGCAATAACTGCGTCGCTAAGTTGACCGATGCTTCTACTGCCTCGAAGGCTTCTGAGTTGCACCCTGCCCCCTTCTTCGTGTGATTGTCCATTAGGCGGTGTAGTTGTGTGACATACAAGAAATAATGCAATGCCAGTACGTTCTACTAATGAACGTAACTTGGTCATGGTTGTATCAATCATTCGACGTTCATCACCTTCAAGACCACTAAGTAGTATTGATAAGTGATCAAGGAAGATGACCTTTGTATCTAAGCCAGCCGCCATGTATTCAATGCGGTTGTAGATATGATCTGGGTCATAGCTACCGAACCCATCGAAGAGATGTAGATTCCATTTAGCTATGGTGTTATCGAAGATCTCAGTTAGCTCGCCTCGTTGTTGCTCTCCGAGGTGTAGAGACTTTCCAGCGATGACTGACATAAGTCCGAGAGCTGTTCTTCGATTTGATTCTTCAAGCGCCAAGTAACCGCACCGCTCTCCCTTACTGAGAAGGTGAGCACATATTTCTCTGAGAAAGGAGCTTTTTCCGATCCCAGAACCTGCAGTAATCGTGACAAGGCTTCCATATTGGATCCCATGTAGCAATTTATTGAGCCCTTGGAATGGATAATCATGATCAGCAGGTGGTGTTGGTGTAGTTACTAATTCGAGTAGTGTTCGTGCATCAACAATCCCGTCTGGTTGGTATTGTTTATGATTGAAGTTCAGTACTTGACGTACTGCTTCAGTATCTCCAGCTTGTAATGCTTCTGAGGCGTCCTTGTAATCGTCTAGAAAGCCTATGAATGTCTTGCTAGGTGGTAATACACTAGCTGCATCATTTGCGGCCTTCTGACCTGCTTCATCGTTATCAAAAAATAAAACTATCTTGTCGTAATGGTTTATCCATTCGTAGTTATTCTTGATTGCTTTTTTAGCAGCAGCAGCTCCGTTTGGTATGGAGACAACTGGCCAGGGTAGGCATTCATAGACGGACATAGCGTCCATCTCCCCTTCAGTAATAATTAGCCTTTGTTCTTTGGCTGTTTTATGTCTGAAGTTTTGCATTCCAAAGAGGCTATTTACCTCTCCTTCACAGCGGAACTCTTTGTCCTTTGTCCTTACCTTCGCTCCGACAACCTTTCCAGCACTGTCGAAATAATAGTGGCGTAGGATCTCTCCATCTTTGTAGGTTTTGAAGAGTTCACAGGTTCGTTCAGAGATTCCTCTAGATTGCAGCCGTCTGGCTGATCCTTGTAGTTGAACATTAGACACGTGATGATTGTGAGTGGTATTGTCGCCATACGTTCTTGTATGACATCTGAAACAAAAGGTGTGGCCATCTGAGTACAAGCTATTTGCATCTGATGAACCACACTGTTGACATGGAATATGTTCTACGAACTCATTCTCTACATGAACCATTCGATTGGTATGTCTGTGAATGATGTCCAAGGTATACCTAATTTATCGCAGTATTTTGCGTAGGTAGTCTTAGACTTCTTGGATATAGTGTTATATGGTGCTTGAAATATCATTCGCAAATCTAATTCAGGATGCTGTTGCACAACATTCTTGATTTTTCGTCTATCGTCACTGTCCCAATAGCCTTTGCACTCCAGCATAATCCCGCTAGGCAATATAAAGTCAGGAGAGTAATTGTGCATAATTGTATAAGGAACCTTAGTAGATTCATACTCATATTTCACTCCCAAACCAACCATTAGATCAGCAACCTTTTCTTCAAGGCCAGATCTAAATGCCATCAGTCATCGATTGCCTTTTCAACAATCTCTTCCACGATCTCTGAGACTGCACGTCGCATCTCATATTTGAAATCGCTTTTATCTGCTTTAAATCGGGTCACTTTAATTGCTGGTAGTTCAACCGTAAGTGTTGCTTCGTACAGTCCCAGGTCTGTATTCTTTTTTACGTTGTAATCAAAAGTCATTGTCATCCTCAACAGAACTTGGTGCAGCAGGCATAACATTAGGTTCTGAGACCTTGAAGCCAGTAGTTGTACCGAATAGTGACGCTACATCTTCTTCATTCATGTCACCAACGTCAACACCAGCCGATGAAGACAACGAGACAATCTGAATACCTTTTAGCTTAAGACTTGTACCGTAAGTTACTCCATCACGGAGGATGTAAGGTTTTTGGAAGAATGCAATCTTTACTTTAGAACCGCTGTAGACAGGTGTACGCTCATCAGTAATGAGTGTCCCTTCAGTATCTACAACAGGTGGTCGAGTTTCTGCATTCCAACTGAACTTGACTCGGTACTTACCTTCAGACAATTCTTCCCAAGGTTCTGGCTTTAGACTTGAACGCTTAGGATTCTTAAGTTTTGATTCAGCCCACTTAAGGGTATCGACTCGATCTTCTTCTAGTTTGTTAATCATCTCTTCGTCAACAATAGCTGCAAGAGAATATCCAAACTTAGAAGGTGACATCACAGCCTGATATCCATCAAGGAGTACAGGTTGTTCGGTGATAAACGTGTTTCGTGACATAGATATAATTCATCCATAAGTGGATGGTTAACAAAAGAAATATGTGGATTCAATTACTGACTCAGGTTCGAGTGTGCCAATAATCGGTGGTTCTGTTTCGGCTCCAATTTGGTTTGCCCAAGAGGTCAGATAGTCTTGTTCTGCAAATAAATGCATGTATGTTTCCCTAACTAATGCTGACAGAATCGTCATATCAGTTGCACGACACAAGACAGAATCATGAATCAGTGCAATTGGTGCATTAAATCGGATGGCAGATAGGTGAAGGAGACTTGCATCTAGCGAATGAATTAGATTCGGCGCTGTTGCATTCTTGTGGTGGGACTTGTCTACCTTGTCAGTATCATCGTAGTTCCCTACTTTTACTTTGCACCTACCTAACAGTTGCAGTTCAATCGTTTCAATATCTGGTTTCATCAAACGTTGCTTCACTACAAACCCAGATGGTGTTGACCATTGAAGTTCTTGTTCACCACGATCGATAGCAGCAGATACTTCCTTTTCGATCCATTTCATGACCTTCATAGGACCAGGAACAATGACATTCATTGCGTCCCGTACCGCTTTAACTGTTGCTGTTAGATCTTCTTTTTCAAGTTCTATACCCTTATCTTTCAGTGCATCACGTATGTACCCACGGTTTGAGTACGGTTTTGCATTGTAAGGTACGGTCATAACTACTCTTTTGACTACCTTTCTATCCATATAATTACGAATAGAACTAGGGCACTCAGGAGTAGCAGTACTAGCAACGACTGCATAAGCATCTTGTGGTTTATCGCTTGGACAAACGTTTACTAATTGAGCTGTACTTTTGTCTCTTGCGAGACCAGCAAGGATTTGTAATCCACTGCACGTAGCGTCTACCGCAATAGGTAATGACGTGTAGTTTCTATCACATAGGATGCACGTATGGTAGTACTCATGTGCACTAGATAGGAATTGCCAAGGTTCATCAGCAGACTCCCAATCAGATAAGTTTCCGATTGGATCTGTAGCAACTCGTGTAATTAGATCATGATTGTGATGAACCCAATCTTGTCTGTCTTCCATAGTGGACTTATCTAGTCCATATGTAGTTGCTACTTGAAATCTTATCCAACCTTCAGCGTCATGCGTCATGAAAGCTTGTTCATGAAATGACAAGAGTGACTTACCAAAGTCTGTATCTTGTGGTGTCAAGAATGCAGGAATCGGATAAGCTCTTCCGCGATAGTCAAAGCTCCAAGGAATAAAGAACTTGTCCTTATCTTTAAATACTTTGACTGCGTTCATGGTCATTCTTGTACGACATGACCTTTTAAATTGTTGAGCATTGACATTCATTACCTCTGCTGCTCTTCGCCTGTAATCCTTTCGAGAGTCGTAATTCTCTGCTATATCAGCAGGCTTTGGTGGAAGAGGTAATTCAACGACAGGGACAAACTTACCTAATTCAATACCACGTTCTTGAAGTGTCTCAGCAACATCAACAATGAATGGATTAAGTGTGTATGCAACCTTTTGAATATGGTTCAGAAAGGTAATGGGTGTTTCCCCCTGTATAAGGGTGGGAGCTGACCTTCTAACCATTGGATATCCGCGCATCACCTCATTTAAAAGGTAACCTCCTTGACATTCATTGCTCCATTCATTCGGTTCAATCAACATCGGCCAAGCAAGGGGGCTGAATAACTCAGCAGTAGCCATCACGTCATCTCTAATCTCTAAAAATTCAGGTGTAGGGACTATGAAATTGACTGTTTTCTTACCTTCCCTTACCAGTTGTTTCTCAAACCACTGACTGGTGACGCATATGCAGTCCAATAACCAGCCGCCGAGCTTGATTCGATTGGCAATGCCCCAAGGTTTCCAATGCTCCACCTCGTAGCGTTTCATCAATGTCTTGATGACAACCACTTTCTGATCTGTCCCTATTGATCGATGCCAATAGTTTTTCTTGAGGGTGTGTAGCAGTCCAGGTACGTTTCGTTCGTAGTGACGGATCATGCACTCGTCCTCTACAGCCTTGCCAATGGCATCTGTGACGTTCTGAAGCTGGTTTGCCTTGCGTTTGCTTGAGAACACCTTGTCAAAGGTCACCTTGCAAGCGATGGCAGCCGCTGCCTCTGGCTCTATGTCCGCTAGGTATTGCTTGATGCGAGCAAAGTCCACACCGACAAACCCACGCTTGGCACGTGCGGCTGTGTCCTTGATCTGTTGGATGACCTTGGGCAACAACTCTTCGATGGAGCTGACGCCATACACAGACGCTGATGCGTACTCCTTGTCTTGGAGCTTGACCGTGTTGTCTCTGAGACGTTCTAATCCTTGTCGGATTTGTTCACGTTCCAGCTCTATTTGCTCATCGATTTGTGCTGGTGTAGGCATTCATATTGTTGTGCTAGACGCACTAGATTCGTTATTTCACCTCTTCCACAAGTGGATAACACTGCAGCGCAGTGAG